GATGTCTCCCTGATATCATGACCCATGAATGCTTCTAACTCTTTCAAAGAACGGAATCCAACACTTGCATCATAATTCAGCACTGGAAACTTGGCGAGCAGTCTCGAGAATTCAAATCCCTTACGCTCTTTGTTTATAATCCAGTCATTCATCACCCATGGATTAAAGTCACATAATATCGCCTTTAGTATCCACTGGTCATAGTTTCTAGAATTATATCCAACCCATATCTGTGCCCTGTACTTGTTGTACATTTCTTCCATGGCTTTCTTATCATTAACGATATGACTTATCTTCCTAGTGTCCGTATCCAAGTACGATAATAACCAGTCATACTTGAACACCTCAAAGTCATAAAAAATCACACTACCACATCCTTTAATGTAATGGCTCGGGAAACTGGAATCGAACCAATATTCAGAGGTTCAAAGCCTCTTGTCCTACCTTTAGACGATTCCCGAATGTAAAAGAGGGTGTTACCCCTCGCTTACTAAAATGGCATGTCACCTTCTGTTAGGCTTTCGAAGTTCTCAATCTCAACCTTCTTTACCTTAAGTTTTGGGAACTTCAACTCAAAGTCCTTCTGTCCGTAAGATACTGTTACTTGGAATGTCTCTCCTATCTTACAGTCTGGTGAATCTGGTGAACCTATTGCGGTTATGTCTTCCGCAAGCTTTGTGATTCCTGTGTATGTGTAATCCTCACCGAGAAGACCACCCATAAATCTCTCCGCATCAAGCAGATTGTACTTTGTCAGGTCTGGTCTTGACACGTTCTGTAGATTCTGATTGTAGAATATCTTCCTATTCCTATCAGTCATCTGGAACGCACCCTTTATCATTGGTAGTCCATCTTTGTTTTCTGTGGCTTCGAGTGACTCTAGTGTACACTCATACGTGTCTGGATTCAGTGGCTTAAACGCTTCTCGTGCCTCTGCTACCTCACTTGTGTCTGCAATTCCTTCAAACCTATCCCATACGCCCATGTTTCTTGTCTCCTTTTTTTTGTTTTATTTTTACTACATGTTCATTATATCATATTTTTGGATACTTGTCAACTGTTTTTTAGAGGAAAAATAACATCATTATTACAATCCAAAACAGTAGTTGTTCGTTTGTCATTCAGCATCCTCCTAGTAAATAACTTTTTCCACATCGGTTATCTTAACTACTTCACATCGTTCCGAACCCATTCTAGTGACAACAGCCTTTGCACTACCTATATTAGTAAATGTCGCAACTGTATTATTTCGTCCAGAGCAGTAATATCTACCAGTCTCAATTATCCTAACCATATATACGTCCATGTGTCACCTCTTATCCCTTAAGTACGTTGCTCTCATATCTGCTAAGTGAGCCTCTAGTGCTAGTGGGAACTCAGCGAATGCCTTGCTCATTGAACTGTACTCTTCCTTTGGAACTGACAACCCCATGTGCCACCTGATTGCCATAGCCTCATTCAGTGTCAACTTCATGTGCTCTTGAATCATGAACACTGACTTGTCACCATGCCCGAATGGAAACTTATCATCCACCTTGTAGAATGGAACTTGTATCCACTTTCCGTTTTCATCCTTTGTATTTCTCATTTCAACTTTGTAGTATCCGACCTTGCACACATCATGGAACAGTGCTATAATGGCAATGCTCTCAGCCTCACTCTGGTCTATTCTCGATATTGCCTGTCCGACATTGTGGTGCATCATCATTTCCGAGAACACATTCAGTGAGTGCTCTACCAGTCCACCCTCAAACGCATTGTGGTGTACTGTGGATGCAGGTGCAGTGTAGAAATCGCTCTTTGCTAAACTTGAAAGTAAAGATTCAATTCCATCCCTCTTGATATACCTTCTTACAATTGACTCGAAATTCTCTCGGTTCGTCATTCTCCTATTCCTCCTATCAAATCAGCGAGACTTATTATCGGTGTCTCTGTCCTTATTGTAACACAAGACTCGCATACTCCGCAACCCCTTGGTTCAACTTTTTTCATTTTTACTTCATAAAGGTGTTGAATCTCTCCCTCTACCGCATATAATGCCCTATCCAAAATGCTTTGTGGTATCTGGATTATGACACTATTGGTAGGATTCTCTTTGGTAACTGCCACGATGAAGCATGGTAGTCGCTCTCCTGTGTTTTGAAAGACAATCTCCTGATAGCAGGCTAGTTGGATATCGTATCCCCATGGTGTAACGAAGTCATAGAAGTTCCCACGGAAGTCTGTAACAGTCCTCATTACCTTTAGGTCACATATCGCTTTGTGTGGAGAATAGCTATCCATCTTTATTTTGAAAGGGATGCCATTTATTTTTCCAGTCATTATTGTCTGCTTTTCGCCTGACAGGAATTGTTGGATACGCTTATTCTTGGTTATATAATCACATATCACTTCTGCTTGTTTGAAATCAGCTTTCAGTTCACCCTTTGTTGCTCCCCTGCCTGATACAATCTCAGGATGCTCTGCTAAGAATTCATCCAATGTACCTTCCACGAACGAGTCCACATATGAGCCTACAAGCATTGGGATGGAGGTCTCGTTTTTCTCCGATATTCCATCCACTTCACATGCTCGTAGTTTTTTGAAAGCCGAGACTGACATATATTCATCTTGTTCGTAATAATTCTTTGCTGTTAGTTCTGCCATTCTAATACTGTCACCACCCCTAGAATTAACTGTGGGATACAGAACAGTAATATCGCTATGAGTTTATCCGCTCCGCTGTATCCATATGCGTTGAGTATTGCTACTATCATTGCTATTTGGATTGCGATTACAAGAAAGGCAATTGTGACTCCAAACGTAACCATCTTACACCTCAAACGGATTCTTAACCGCCTCTTTCGCTACATCCACAACATCATAAACTTCCTCAGTAGTCTGTAGACCCATCATAAGTTCTGGTGTGTGCATTCTTCCAAACCACGCATACGCTCTGTACGCAAGCATCATTTCGGGCATTGTCTGCCACTTTGAACCAGTCTTCTGAAACCAACCTTCCTTCTTTGCAATTGCCATGGTTACCGTTCCACCCTTAAGAGTCTTACCATTGGATACCCTCTCCGCTGTTACGTATGCTCCCCATGAATCACTACCTGTAGTTCCCACATAGTGAAGTTCCACATTTCTAAGCATTGGATTGGCACGAATCATTGATGCTACCGCCTGACCACTCCATGAAGGTTTGCCCTGTATTACATAGAGGTTCTGCATTACCACCATTGGAGATAGACCCATTCTTGAAGCCATGTCCAGTGCTATCATGCAGTTCTCAGGTCTGTTCTGATACATTACTGGAACGATTGTTGACTTAGCAAGTAGTGCCGATGTCTCCATAAGTTCCTTAAATGTCATTACCGCTTTCTGTGAATCAATCGAAGGTGCTACATCTTCTGGATTAACAATCTCTCCGTCTCTCTTAAGTACAATTTCTACATTTTCGCTCATTTCTCGTCTCCTTATATCTTCGTCAGTTGAACAAGTGACACTCTAGCATCAACCCATCCGTCTTCCAACAGAGTCTCCTTGATTACATCCTTCATGTTCTCACACGCTTCGTGCAGTTCTGTTGGTGACATTTTATCGAGGTCATGTGCCTCATCTTCAAGAATCTCAAACTCAACTGTTACTACCGCTTTCCCTAATCTTCCCACTAATCACACCTCCCTGCTCATTGATTTTTGTAACGAACTTATTCATAAGCTTGGAGCAACCTGCCTCAAACAGTGGTATAATTTCGTTAATCATTGTCTCTTCGCCTATTATGGCATTGAATCCTTCGTTGAATTCCAGACGGTATCTCGTTTTATGAGTATTTGGATTTTCCTCAATTACTATGGTGACCATGTGAATGTCTACTGGTGCTTTCATCCCTCAACAACTCCTTTCGTATAACTCATTATAGCACGTTTCTCTTCATTTGTCAAGCTTTTTTTATTGACATGATGCAATCTGTTTTCCTCGCACCACTGACACGAACCATGATTCCTACAACCATAACTGAACAACCTAGAATCTCTATACTGTTTCCTGTGCTCCTTCTTGTGTAGTATTGCCTTGTCCAGAGCCATGTTCCCTCATCTCCTTTAGCCTCTCCATTAATTGGTATCTAAGAAGATTATATATCAACATTGGTGATTCGTCAACCCCTACAAACCAAACAGGGCAATTATATCTTATACTGAATGATAACATACTTGCCACCATTGACTTTGGATGCAATTTTGACCTGTACGAACCGTTCATGATTTTCTTCCAAGTGGCGTTCTCAACCACAACGTGCATAGTCTGGTCTGCTCCTACCCTCTGGAACTCCCTGTGGAATCTATCCCTGTCTCGAGTGAAGTTGCCTGCTATCTCGTCAAGGCTGTTCTTCTTCTCCACAAGGAACTTCCTATCCAAGTTGAGTTGTGGATAGTGTGGAAGTCGGAATGTGTAGTCGGCTGTCTCCTGCTTCTCCCATTCATACGGTATCTCATTATCATGCAGGTACTTCATTATATGCTCGTTCTTCTGTTCTCGTGTATCCACCAATATGACTATATCTTCTAGAATCTTCGCAATCTCATTATCTGTAAGTTTCATTGTAATCCGCCTTTGCCTTTTTCAGTATATTGGATATCTGCGATTGACTGTATCCAAGTTTCTCCGCAATCTCTCGCTGACTATATCCTTGAAGTCTTAACTTCAAAATGTCTCCGTATTCCTTATTAAACCAATCATCTTTCTCAATCATTTCAAAATCATCGGATTCCGCTATTCCATGTGCATTCTCGATATAGGCTGTTTCTGGTGACTTCATGAACTTCTGCATTTCCTTGTACACTGCCCAATCCGCACGTAGCTTGTAATAGGTTGATAGGTTAGACTTCTCGGCATCATGATACATTACCGCATAGCATAGTGCCAAGGCTAGAATGTCATACCAGTCATCCACACTGAGCCTCTTCATGTTGGCATACCAATAGATTAGATTGTGGTTGTCGGCTACTGTCTTCTGTTGTTCTAATGTTAATTTCATAGTTTTATCCTCCGTACCTCCTGTCTTAGTATTATTATATCACATTTCTAGTGATTTGTCAAGTACCACTTAAAATTACGCAAAATTACAGAATTACGCAATTACAGGTTTTTCTATTCTCTATATTTATATTCTCTATTCTAACTACTCTTTTTTTAGAAAAAAAGTGTAATTTAGTAATTAATATTAATATATACCTAGAGTTTCAAGGGATTACAGATGAATGATTGTACACAATTTAAATTACAGGTATCTGTAATCTGTAATTTGCATTTGATACAATTTAATATTATACATTTGAATTCCTTATTTCAAAGTAAACGTTTAATTTAAATTAAGGATTTGATATATAGACCGTTATTTTGAAAGTAAGTGAAAATTTGAAAGTAAGAAAATTTGAAAGTAGCCAAAATAAAAAACTGGGATAAACCCAGTTTAAAAATCAGTCTGCATTAAAATCATCGTATGAACCATCTGTGTTTTGTGGACTAGTTGGCAACTCTTTAATCTTGTCAATTAACGTTGGTACTATACCATTTCCACCCAAATTGTAATACTGTTTAGCCATTTCTAGAAGGCTTTCTCTTGCATATATTGGACAAAATCCCTTTTCCATATAGTGATTGTAAGTCTCAATTATTCTGTCACGAAGCAATGCTTGGACACCCATTTTGATGGCACTCATTTCCGTGACCTTCTTGTTAAGCTTGCGGATAAAGTAACCCATGAGCGTTGTTATCAAACCGAACAATGCCTCTATCCAATACTCAATGATAAAGTCCTTCATTTGCTACACCCCTGATGTCATTTTACTTCCTTAAGTTCAAAATAGTTAAATGCAACAACATTGTAATCCTTTGTTCTGCACATAGCTATCTTCTTTTCATCATCGACATCAATGACAAGCATCCAGTCTTTTGTGAGTATGTGCTCTACCTTTATACCAACCTTCATCATTTCACCTCCAACTTGACTATAGGTGCATAGCCATCCTTTCTTAACTTATCTGCCATTGCATCTGCATTCTCTTTTATTGAGTATGCTCCGACTTGAACTCTGTATACCATTCCTTCTGGTGCTTTTGTCTGTACTGTTGGTAGCTTGAATTCAACTCCAAAGTACTTACATAGACCTCTGCAGATTGCCTCTGCTATGACCTGATGATTGTCTCTTATCCACTGTGCATCTGCAACATTGTCATGGAATGCTACTTCCAATAGACAAGCAGGAGCATTAGTCTTGACAACCTCTGTGAGTCCAGTTGTAAGTTGTACACCTCTATCTCTTGATGGAGTGAGTGGTGCTACTTCATCATAAATCGCATGTGCAAGTTTACTGCCCTTTACGCTACCAGAAGTGAACATTACCGTTCCGACCCCTCCACCTGCATTACTATGGAGAGCGAAGTGAGCATCTACACCAATTCTATTTGACTCGTCCTTTGCGTAGATATGGTCTTTTGTCCTATCGTTTCTGAATACCTCGAACCCATTAAACTTAAGTAGTGGAATTGCGATGTCTGCTATCTGGTTCATTTCTGTCTCTTCGACATATCCAGATATAGCACCTATATTCCTCTCCTGTGTGCTTGGACTAAAATAAATTCTGTACATTAGCTACCTCCTTCTACCAATTCACGCTGTCCGTTGGGTTATTGACTATACCTATCAGTACAGCTATATCCAACAGGGCATACATTACCGTCTGGAATAACTCGCTTGTCATTCCAATTGCATCAAACAGACCATAGTTACCCATGATTATAATGACTAGGGAAATCACAGCTACCCACAGAGGTTTTGATTTAATTCTTTCTTGCATGTTCATTTTATCACCTTCACCCTTTCACTTATTATTATATCTTTTTTAATGATATTATATTTCATCAATAGCATCTTTGAAAAGTTCAACCTCTTCTTTAAGTCTCTTATAGAAGTTATTTCTACCATATCCCTTTGTATCATCTGGTGTAAGAATAAATCTGTTGTGATAATTTGACTTATCAACATTTACATCTCGTGCTTCTTTTTCTTTATCTCGGAAACTCTTATCTGCATACCCTATCACATATACTACTATGATAGGGTCTGGATTAAGATAATTTTCCTCAATATGTGCTATTCTAAAATAGTTAGTTGGTACTCCTTTGTCATCTACAAAGTTCTTTTTAACTGCCATGTTATCCTCCTTAATATGCCGACCAAATTGCAATCCAGTCATACTGATATGTCTGTGCTGTACCAGTTACTATAGCTTGAAATCCAGTTGTTGTTATAGCATTTGTCTTAGCTGTACCAACTGTTCCTGTAGTGCCATTGTTTCGTGGACTAATTACTATTGTTGGTGCTCCTCCAAATGTCATATAAAATGAAACCGATGTGTACGTAGCATTGTTAAGTGTAAATGTTCCTGTGGCTATGTTGCAGTTTACATTGTTTCTTATAACACCGTCATAATTACCACCCTGACCTCTAGACCTAGGTGCTCCTGACGATTGGTATATTCTAGCAAGTTCCGCACCATTTACATCTTGAAATATCAAGTCACCAGTATCGGATACTCCTGCTGAACTAGACCTCAACCTAACATCACTACCACTATGTGCTGTAAATCCTGCTGATGCTTCTAATACATTACCCAATATTGTCTGATTACAATAAAATGATTTATTGTTATATGTTCTAATCCACGTTGAATCAGTCATGTGGATTCCACCTGCATATGTTTCATTGAACCAACCTGTAGAACCAGTTGTCCTAACCCAATTTGAAAATGTTACTGTTCCATAACTTCCACCATCAACCATGAATCCGCTATGAGTGTGTTCTGATAATGCGTATCTCATTTTACTAGTTATACTGTATAGTGTAGATGCCGTATCCTCAGTATATCCTGCAGGTGCACTTTCAAGAATTGGGTCTACTAGTGTAAAAGCATCCCATGAACTCTTAGCATAGTCATCCATATCAACTATTAGATTGAAAGTTGGATTTTGACAATATACTTGAAGTTTAATTCTACCATATGTCCTATCTGCACTTGTGTAAAGCATTCTAAGTCCAGTCATTACAACTGTACCAAATGCGTTACCATGAAGCCATGAAATACTAGTTTGACCAAATGTTGTTGATGCTATAAATGACACTGCATTGTGCCTACTACTGGTATCATCCCTTATTGTAAACTTTGATATTGCCCTTCCAGTTGGTACTTCTGCAATTGTATACCAACCAGTTCCAGTTATGCTAGCATTCTTCCTCTGAGTATGTGGGAATTTTATTGAGTTGAAGTAGATATCACCCTCTACATCCAATGCACCCTGTGCCCATATCTTTCCAATACCTACACCATTCTTAGACCAACTTGTGGCAACCTGACCTGTGGATAGTATGATTGATGATACAGCCACGTATCCAAGTTTGTCAGTTATTGTTACCCTAAAATCGTATGCGTATATTGGATTGAAGTACGTTGTTCCATTTCCGTAGTTAGTTGGAGTTGATGAGTACGTTACAGTTCCTACAGTTAGTGTGGCAGTTGTGAGTGTAGTATATGTTGAACCAGTCTTCAACTTGTACTCTAACTTGTACGTAAGCTGATTCTTGTTAGTACCATCCAATATAGGAGATACACCACCACCAAATTGAGTCCTAGCATACCATCCAAGAAGATATGGAGTGGTACTTACGTTTGTCTGAACTCTGAATGATGATAAAGCACTTACACTTGGATAATCGTAATCCAGTATAGTCAAGTCAGATGCTAGAACCGTTGACTGCCTACCTCTGGAATCGAATGCGGTTACATAAACTTCCTGTAGTCCTAACTCTGCAAAAGCTGTTAGATTAATTGGATTACCTAACCAAGAGGTGTATCCAAGTTCGTCAGTACCAGTAGTCCACTCAACCCTGTTTATTGTACTTCCCTTGATACCAGTTGCGGTAACAGAGAATCGCATTGTACTCATTGACTTAAGGAACTTCCTAGCTGTCAATCCAAGGTTAGCATTGAGTACAGTTGTGTTGGCTTCTGTCAAGCTTAGTCCAGATGCAGTAGGCTTTATGGTAGATTCAACAAATCCAACTGCTGTATCATATTGAGTAGAACCAATCTGAGTACCACCACTCCATGTCGATACTTCCACAGTGACAACACCGCTTGTAGTATTTGGAAACTGATAATAAATTGCATCCAATTCAGCACCGGTAAAGGCACATGAATCTCCCTGACCAGACTTACTTGCTATTGTAGTTCCACCGACTTTGATTGTGTATGTGTTTGTGAAAGAAGTTGAAAACCTAGGAGCACTTACAGTAACACCACTTCCTATATTGAAATCAGGGAATGATGTGATTAAGCTTGCTCTTGGAATAGTGTCTAGTGCGAATGTTCCACCGGATGTGATGTCAAATGTTCCAGTGAAGTACCATCGTCCAGAAGTTGAGAAACTCTTAGTACCATCTGCGGTATGTGCAACAACCAATGTCTTCCTACACAGTTCTCGCTTTGTGGTATTTGTCTGCCAGTCTCCACTATCTCCATAAGAGTCTGTTTGTCCTTCGATTGTAACCTGTGAACCATTCGTGCTACCAGTATACCAACCATTACTATTACTACCACCATAAACGATGGCAGTAATTGTACTTGTGTTGTCAACTATACTTTGTGTTGCAGACCATTCCACCCATACCCAATAAGCACCAAGTGGCGTATATTGTTTGGCGGTTGACCCTGATAATGCCATGTTATTCCTCCTATCCTGCCCAAGTTATATATGTTATCTCACTACTATAACTCTTAAGTTCATGTGAGCCAATTATTATAGAGTCTGTTACAGTAACCTGAGTTATATACAACCTAGACCCTGTTATCTCTGCTACAGTAACACCATCCTTGATGAATCGTATTCCTGCACTACTTATGTTAACCTTATCGTTACCGCTCTTATCACCAAGTGTTAATCCTGTTGTTGGTGTGAATACCATATAGTTATTTATACCATCTACAGTTGTTCCATCGGCTTTTGAATTTATAGCCTGTTCCAGTGTAGTTGTGTAGCTATATGATATCTTGTAGTACTTGTCACCTGCAGTTATGTTCTTTAGAGTGTATATTGCATCGTCTTCTGTTATTGAATAGTCAGTGTCAAGAACTGCAGTTGTGAAGGTTATGTTATCAGTTGACTTTGTTACAACTATTGAAGTTAACGTTCCAACTTTAATTAACCTATACTCACCCTGTGGAGATAAGACACCGCTCAATTCATCCACTATCGAACCGCTTTCCAGTATCATTCCGTCTTGTGAGAACTGGATTCCAGAACCTCCGAATTGGAACTCTCCTGTTAGCATATCTATCTCAACCATACCGTTCAGTGACTTTATCTTTCCTGCTTGTATTAAGTCTGCGTTCAGTATACCAGTTGATATGATACTAGCTGACACCTGACCATTGGCTGTAATAGCTGTAGCGTATGTTCCATTGTATCCACTCGAACTGAACCCTAGACCATTGGCATTCCACTTCCATATCTTTAAGGCACTGTTTATATCTTCGTTATCCATAATCAGAATTTCATATGGCTTTCCGTTTTGGTCTCTCCTGATATAAAGTGTTCCACCGCTCTCACCTGTAAGCAGAGCAGTTGCAGTGGCTATTGATTGTTCCACGGTCTTTGAGTAATTCAGTATAGCCTGTCCTACAGTAGAGCCACCAGTCATAGTAACCGTTGTTACATTATCCTTGACAGCCTCACATCCAAACTCGCTCATGAGTCCACCACGATATGACAGCTTGTTACTTGCTATGAGTATCTGGTAAACAGTGGAATCCTTATGGGTGAAGGTAACTATATCACCAACGTTCAAGTGTGGGAATCCCTGACATTTCATTGTGTAAGACCAGAACATTAATGGATATACTCTATTGAAAATTGTAGTTACATCAGCTTGACTTGTAACCGCAATGTTTTGAAACTTAACATTCAATCCAGTATTATCACCAGAAGTGTATGAAGTGTTATCGTCAATGGTTACAGTAATCTGTGATATCTTGGACTTTGCACCTGTGGTTAATTTGAAATCAATATAGTTATTTGAATCAAAAGTGAATGTCAGTGGGTCAACCACGTTTGTGAATCTGAATTCCATGTTACCACTTCTGTTGATTATGACATTAGTACTAATCAAACTTGCAATCTGTCCTAGTACCTGCCTGACAGTTCCAACAGGTGCAGATGGGAATGATACACTTGGAAGAGTTTGTGTCTCAAATGTTATTCCATAATCTGTTCCAATCTCCGTGAGCATTGCTTGGATTGTCTGTGGGAATGTCAATTCAGAACCATATTGGTATCTATCAAGTGTAGGCATCTTATCGAACGCCTCTATTGTGATTGTCCTATCTGTAGTAGTTACATCACCAGTGTTAGCATAGAACGTACCACATGGAACCCATTCAAACACACCAGTTGATATCTCTATAGCAACGGATGGTTTAATTGGAACACCTATAAGTAATGCAGGTACAGAAACATCACGCACCAATTTCAAGTTAAGTTTAGTGGATACAGTACCACCAATCGTTGGGAGTCTATCGCTACCCATTGAACTTTCTACTGTAAAATCCACTATGATTGCCTCGGTTAAAACTGTACCGTTAATGTCAATTTTTGCCTTGACAGTTCTACTTGGTTCTTTAATTTTACTTAAGAAAGTTGAAGAAACATTGTACATTTAATACCTCCTATTTCTCTATGAAATTCATTTTCAATCCTTCCCATAGAATATCAGAACCCCCTGCTCCGTATTTGTACATTGGTGCTGTCCTATCTCCAACATAGAAAGTCTTGGAAGTAGAACCACTTATCGGGTCTTGATATACTATTGTGAAAAATACATCTTGAACCGCTGTGAGTAATGTTGACATTTCCGTTTGTGTCATTGGTGGAAACTCACATTGAAGTTTACGCTTCACTGCTATTCTATCCCTTAACAATTCACCGAGTGCATTCCTAGTAGTTTCACCGTCAACATCAGATACCAATACTTCAAATTTGCTAGGTGTCTTTACATTAACACCATTGATATTTAATAGTGCCATACTATCCTCCTATATAAAGAAAGGTGGTTGTTAGCCACCAATCTTTTAAGTCTTTATGAGCAATCGCCCTTCTTGGTCGGTGACTTTATTAATACTATCTATAGCTACTCTACCAAATTCAGTAGAACCTATCTGTAATATTATATCACCTGACCCACCAGAATTATTACCCATTGCGGAAATAACTCCTGAGAAAACTGCTTCTCTCATTGCCTGTACGAAATCTGTGTTCTCGAGAGGCATTACTGTTGTCTTTCCACCATAGCTACCAATTACCTCTGCCTTACCGAACTCTCCTGCTTGGAACAGTGCACCTGTGTCAAGTGAACCTCCACGATAGAGTTGTGGTATCTTTGGTATTGACAGTGGATTATATCCCCACAATCCCTTGAATGGTGTGAAGCCTGCTATGCTGATACCTCTTATAGTGTTGAGTAATCCGTTTATAGTATTGAATGGTGTTGCTATAACAATGTTTATACCCTTTATAATGTTGTTCACTATACTTTTGAATACATTGGCTATAGCTTCTGTTATACCCTTGAAGATGATACCACCAGTACTGAATACAGCTAATACACCAGACCATGCCTGTGAAAATATGTTCTTGAAGAATGAAGCAACTGCGGAAAAGATTTTCTTAATTCCTTCCCAAGCCAGTGAAGCACCATTCTTAAATCCTTCCCACATTCCAGTGAAGAACCTTCCGATAGGCTCAGTTACATTAGTTCTGAACCACTCACCTGCACTCTGCCATGTTGCTACTATATATGCCCATACCTTTCCTGCAACCTCTTTGACTGTATCCCAGTTTTTGATTAACAGGTATACTATTGCGATAAGTGCACCTATTGCCAGTACAACCAGTGTGATTGGCGATGTCAGTATAGCAAGAGCAACTCCAAAGGCTGTGGTAGCTGTCTGTGCGAGCCATGTTGCAACCGTTGAGGCATACAGAGCAACTGTATGTGCTATGATTGCCAACTTGGATATACCTAGCATTATAGCATCTTTAGCATACATTGCAGTCAGAGCCATTGTTTCTAGTTTATCAGCAAGCTTTGCCACAGTGTTTTTGATTAACCATCCCCATACGCTTGACAGTGATAGAGCAATCATATCCATTTGACCTATCCAAGACAAGACCTTTGTTGTATCCCATATCAGCATCAGTGAACCAATTGACACGATAATGTTCCTTATGGTCTCATCATTATCTACTAGGACATCTGCTAGTCTTTGGAATACATCTGCCAATACTCCTATTGCATCCGAGGCGAATTGTAAGTTTAACTCACCCATTGGAATGAAGAAGTTGTCATACAGACCCTTGAACAGTGGTGATAACACTTCCACTGCACCTGATAGTAAATCAAATGCACCTGCCAACGCTTCTATAACTGCAGGGAGAAGTTCATTTACAGCTATTGTACTCATTGGGTATAGTATGTCAGTTACAACCCATAATAGATTCTCTAGTGCCAGTGTTGTGAATTGTGCGAATGCTTTGAACAGTGTGTCAAGTGCTCCACTTATCTTTGAGAAATCTATACTCTGAACAAAGAGACTCATGGTATCGAACAGCTTTGGTAAACCCTCTCCAAGTGTCCATGCTGAAACTGGAACAAGGAATGACTTATAAAAGTTTGTGAGAACCTCGAATATGAACGGTGTTACATTGGTGTTGATTGTGTTGAATAGGAATCCTAGTGCTTCTGTAGCAGGTCTAGCTAAGTCAGCAAGATTCTGTAGTGCGGTCTGTATAACAGCAAACGCCTCGTCAGTCTTACTTTGGATATTAGCTAACATCCCACCCATATCCACAAGTTCCATACCATCAAGAATACTAGCACCACCAACACCAGTTCCACCACCTGCACCTGCTGAATCATCCTGTGAAGGTAGTAGGTTTATCTCGTCTATACCAAGGAGAGAGTTTTTCATTTTCTTAACAGCTTTACCGACACCACCAATTGCATCCGTTGCATTGTCGGCTTCGTCTGCTATACCAGTCATACCAGATTCAGTGTTCTTTACTTCTGGTGCTTTATAACCCATGAATGAGGCTATAGCGTTTGCCAGTTTAATTAACACCATTACAACCGCATTGGCATATGGTAGTATCGCACCCAATACTGGAATGAATATGCTACCAATTGACCTCGATAGAGTTGTGAACCTTGACTGCAGAATCTTAAGTTGGTTTGCAGGAGTGTCTATAGTCCTAGCGAAGTCTCCTTGTGCTAGTGATGTCTGCCTAATCATAGCGGAATACCTAAGAGCCATCTTTTCACCTTGGCTCATATTCCTGACTGACTTGGTGATACCCTGTGCCATAGCTTCTGCTTTGATACCTGCTTCGGTTACGTCTATACCATACTTGTAAACAGTTTCAGACTGACCAACTAATCCAGAACGTAAATCCTGCATAACTTGGTTTACAGAAGTGTTGGTAAGGGATGCAAGGTCTATAGCAAGCCTAGAGGTATTGGTTGACAGAACCTTTGCTTGTTCTGCAGACATACCCATCGACCTAGCCAACATTGCATACGTACCTGCGGAGTTCATTAGATTAGTTGTATCCAATCCAAAAACTTCATTAAGGGCATCCACTGTCTTATATGCTTCTTCTGCCATTGACCCTAATGATACATTGAACAGGTTAGTGGTTTCTATTGTTTCCAATGCGGAGTTAGTTGTTACAACCATCACATCAGCAACTTGCTTCAATGCGAATGCTGTAGCACCAAGTCTACCTAGCCTAGCGAATGAACCTGCTAGACCAGATACAGTAGCATTGGCACGGTTAGCATCCTTCGTCATATTTGCAAATGAGTTGTTGATTTTCTTATTTACGGAAAACCAACCACCAAACTCTGTCTTCATTGTTCCAGATACTTTCTTTAGAATAGCACTGGCATTGTCCTTTGCATCTATGACTATTGTTGTTTTATGCTCACCCATTGGATTCCTCCTTTCCAAAACGTGCGTTGATAAGTTTCATCTGATTCATAACACGTTGCTTTATTTCGTCTGGTGTCATTTCCTTTGCTTGTGGTGTACTCGAGAATGGTTTGCTTGGATACTTACCACTTTTTGAAAGTACACTTCCAATTGCCGACTGTATATATCTTCCCAAGTTCCAAGCCATTGCATCATCGTATTCTTGTCGCAATTTAAAAGCCTTAATGAAAGGCGATAATGATTTTGGATTCAATGTCCAGAATAAATCATAATCAACCCCAATCATTAAGGCATTTGGTAGCGTTTCGTTTTCGATTTTTTCTATAAATGACTGGTGAGAAGACTCTTCTTCAAAAGACTCGGCAACTACGCTTGGTCTATCTTTTGAAGAGACTTGAAAAAACCTGATTCTTGTAGCTTGTTCATCAGTTCTTCAAGCAGTTCCATTATGGAATTCTCTTCCATATACTGCTCTAGGAAATCCTCCACCTGATTTACAGTGAATACTGTTTTCCTATCAGAATTCAGAGCACCCATCAGAAGCATTGTTACTATTGGTATTACCTTGAACGGATACTGCTCAATAGTCTGTAACTCCTTGATATCAAACTCACCCATATGTTTAAATGAGTTGAAAGTGAACTTCAATTCCTTTGATTGACCGCTAATCTGTATAATCATTCCATCCTCCTACGATGTTTTTACTATGCTACTGCACTGAATGTTAATGGTGTAGATGCTGAGAGAACTACTGTCATCTTCCTGACTTCATCCACTCCACCACCATTTGCGTATACCCTGATTTGTCCGTTCCATTCAAACTTACCGTCTGCACCTGCTGTTCCAAATTCAAGAACAAAGTGATATGTCGCTGTTAGACCAGTCATTGTATTAAACGCTGTCTCGTCATAATTAGCTTCGAAAGTGAGGTCGGGTACTTCTTGTAGACCAAGCATTGATGTCTTGAATATAGTTGCTGAAAGGTCTGTAGTATCCAACTTTGACGGAGCAGAACCTAAGTCTGGATAGTTTGTTATATCACATAACTTAGATGGAGCAGGCGTGTCATATGGAGCAACCATATCTGTTGTGTATTTAAGTGTTGTTACCTGAGTACTAACTGCCATATGTTACCTCCTATGTTGTACTGAATGTCATTGCTGTTGAAGCTGATAGAACGATTGTCATTTTCCTAACCTCGTCTACCCCTCCACCGTTAGCATACACTCTAATCTGACCCTGCCACTCGAACTTACCATCTGCAGTACCGAACAACAGTTGGAAGTAGTAGTTTGAACCAGTGAGAGCACTTATAGTAGCGAACTTCGCTTCATCATAATTTGCTTCAAAAGTCAAATCTGGAACTTCCTGTAGACCTAGCATACTAGTCTTAAAGATGGTAGCCGATAGGTCTGTTGTGTCAAGTTTGCTTGGTGCAGAACCGAGGTCAGGATAATTTGTGATATCGCATAGCTTTGCAAAAGTGTCACCAACAAGAACTTTATAATTCAGTGTGGTTACTTGTGTACTAACTGCCATTTAATTACCCCCTGTGGATTTTCTTGTTTGAATCAACAATTCCAGAGTATCTTACGATGTGTCTGTAAATATTTGTATCGGCATAATTCGGAACAGCACCCATATCGTCTCGTGTCATTCTGTACGTTCCTGCCAAAATATTGTCGATTCGTGTTTTTATGTCTCTTACCTGAGTTGTCTTATTGGGTGCATTGGAGAATATATTTATCTCAAATGTTATATCATTATGCTGTTCACCAGAGGTATCCACGGTATCCACATATGTGTTATTGCTCAATTCAGAAACAATCACACATGGGAAATCGGGAGGTGTACTTGGATACTCAGCCAACACTGTACAATCATTCAATGTGGTCTTAATGACTGTAAACAGTTCGTTGAATATATTTACAATCATTCTTCCACCTTCCTTAGATGCTTTCTCATAACCTTTGTTATTCTCAGTTTCATATACTTTTGGGTCATATATACAACTGGTCTACTAGGCATACCTTTTGTCCACATTCTCTTTCCACTGCTTGAAGGAGTTACGTATCCAATGTTACCCTCATTCATTTCATCTGCAGAGAATGACCATGCCCTAATGTGACCTTTTACGTTGTATTCCCATCCTTCGTTATCTGCCTCTGGATGTGGTGAGTTTTCTCCACGGATACCTGTTCCAAATTCAACATAGTCTGCGTATTCAGAATCATATCCGACTTCAACTCTAAGTTCACTTACATCCGTGTACATTGTGTCCTTGTGAAGTGCACTTTCATTTATTCCATAAGCAGTAGCCAGTTGAGACATTTTTGCGGATGCTATGTCTGCTAGTTCATTTAAACTATCAGCGATTGCATCATCATACGCTTCTGACATGTGGTCAATTTTCTTAAGTGTCTTTTCAATGTGTCTCATATCAATGTCAATCTCAAACATGCTATGTCCTCCTGACTAAACCATATGAGTACCCATTCAAGCTTTGGTTTATCTTGTCAACCCTGTAGTCATACGTTGTGGAATAATCTCCAAGTGGACTAGCCAAGAATAACAGGGAATCCTTTGTTAACACTACATCCGTAGAGACAGCGATTAAATCTAGTTGGGAGTTCTTTCCAAACATTTCCTCAGTAATCTTACCATTTGCAGGATAAGTTGCGAGTCGGATTTGACTAGGATTGGAGTACACTGGAATTACCTCACCAGTATAATTCATATCCACATCTACCTCATTTGTATCGCCAACCTTATTCACTAGCCAATACGAAAGTTTATTCTTTTCAAGTGTTCTCATACTACACCACCCTTGTTACTGAGAATGGTGTCTTAACCATTGGTGTTATTTGGTTCATCAGGGAATCAGATATGTCAGCCTTTTCATAAGACCTATTGATACCATTTTCACTGTGAGCAATTTCACCTTCTGCTCCTCTTTTGTTATATAACTCTATTGCCATTTTTACCTGTACTGTCAGATACTTTGCTTCAACTTCATTGGAGTCTCGCAAGTCGCAGATTATGTCTTTGGCATTTTCGAGATAGAAGTCGAGCACTTCGTCACTTTCTTGTACGTTTCCTAACAGGCTTTTCATCCTCGATAACTGGCTCACTTGACTTCACTTCCTCTCTAGGGAATATATAGGATTCACCATTGACAATCTGGAATCGTATCTTCATTTCAGTAGGAGTCATCAGTTCTGATTCTGGTCTTTGTTCCACCTCAGTACCTTTGATTTTTATAATTTTATCGGGGTATATTTCAACCCCGATAATCTTGTTTTCCCCTAGCTGAGAGTACAGTTTACCATCTTGATAAACGTACATCGTCAACCTCCATATTAACCGTTAGTGATAAGCCTGCACATGAAGATACTCTTTGCAGGCATCTTTCTCTCATATGAAGCAGAAGCAGTAAGAACCGCATCAGGTACACCGACATCAGTTGAAACATCGCCCTTGAAGGAGAATCCTGCAGGTACAATTGCCTCTCTGATTCTTGTGTAAATCATGTCTGTTCCACCGTTAAGGTTCGGGTCTCTATCCATTTCAGAAGGAACATCTACAGGAGCCTGAGCATACCTGATAGCACCTTGTCCAAGGATATATGTTGTGTAGTCGAACTCATCAGTGTCAGTTGCGTTAGCAGTCTTAGGAACGCTATCGTTGATGATGACTGTCAGACCATTGATAGTAGCGATTGGAAGTGCCCTTGTGATTCCTGCAGGGTCAGTGTACTTGCTGTACTCTAGAAGCTGTAGGTTTGCAAGTCTGTTAGCAACAACAGAGTGCATGATTGCTAGAGAATATCCACCTGCATGGTCTCCATTTGCCTTTACACACGCATCACTGATTGATGTTACACCAATCTTGTTGGCATCAGTAGTTGTAGTAGTTGTGGTAGCGATTGAAGTCTTGTGAAGAGTCCAATCTGCATCGCCAGTGATTCCAAAGATTGCTCCAAGGATAGCGATGAGTCTTTCCTGTCTCTTCTTGATATAGAACTGAGCAACACCGTCTACAATCTGTGCCATTGGGTCAGCACCAGAGTTGAAGTCCTTGATGAAGCTTATTGCAGACCACTTAGCCATTCTGCTGAATACGCATCCTGAATAAGTTCCACCTGCAAGGCTTGCCCCTGTGAACTCGTTAACTCCGTTGTAAACGTCCTCTGTTCCACCAAGTACATCATAGAATGGTACTGTGAAGAAGTTTGAACCATTTGAAATTAACCTTTCAATTTCTGAATCCCTAACAACTGCACCAGATTGAATCATAGAAGTCAGAATGACATCGGGTGTCTGTTTCCAACTATAGTTAAAAATCTCGGCATCAAAAGGGAAATTAAGGTTTGTTCCTGCCATAAATTATCTCTCCTTATTTTGTGAATTTCTTGTAAAGTTCTGGATTTGCCTGCTTGAATTTCAGCTTGTCGGCATATCCCATCTTGTCAAATTCCTGCTTTGTTACCACGCCATTGTTTCCAGAAGTCTCAGGTGGTTTGACATTACTGGCTTCACCCCTGATTTTAGTTTCTAGTTCGGCTTTAGTGGAATTAAAAACATCAATGAAATTTTGCACGTTTGCTTTGGTAGCATTCTCATCGTCTGATATTAGAACGGACATTACTTTTTCATATTGCGACTTGGGGATAGATGCGTTAGTAAGCATTTCCACAGCTTCAAGTCTATTTGCCTTTTTCTGGATTTCCTTTTCCTTGGCGGTTAAACCATTGACCTTCTCTTCGAATTCCTTCTTGGCAAGTTCCTCTGCACTAAGTTTAGCTTTCTCAGCAAGTTCTCTTTCCCACTTCTGCTTCTGTGTTTCCAGACCTTTCTGGATTCCGCTCTCTACTCGTCTATCTACCTCTGACGTTACTCTTTTAGTGAGTTCATCCTCTGTAAAAAGACCCTTCTTTGCCTCTGCTATCATTGCATCAAGCTGTTCCTGTGTATACTCCATTTTTACCCTCCAAATACCACACCATGCGTAACGCCCAGTGCATTATTTATTCATCTTTATTATATCACTTTGTTTCGATATTTATTACTGATTAGTTGAAGTGTATTATACATTTTGCTAAAACGTTGGTTCCTGCAACCTTTGACTCCAAACAATGACCTATTTCCTTGAAGTGCAGTGTGTGCTCCGCTGTAGTATTTCCTGGGATTGGAACAGGTTGAGTTGCGTTTGCTCTTCCATCCACAGCATCAGCGATTACCCAATACCCTCTAGTAGAAGCAGTTCCATTGGTTAGAAGTACTTCTGCGACACCAGATATGACCACATAGCAAGCTTGACCATCTGCGACACCATTATCATAAACAATTCCAATTGAATCAAACTCATTGCTCTGTAATTGGAACGCATTGTCAGTTGTTGTCGAAGCAGATACCACAGAACCCTTTACACTTGGTGCTCCTGTCTTATTGGTAAGCTTTATCATTACACCACCAATAGGTGATATTCTAGCCTTGTTGTCACATAATTCAATTATTGCATCTTCAACATTAGTTGCTGTAAACCTATCTGCACTGTCATATATAGCAATCTCAGAAGCAAGTCTTTGTACATTTATACGAACGAAAATCTTTCCTGCTCCTGCTTTCTTTAGACACCATCCAATGAACACAGCGGTTGCAGGAGGTACTGGTTTAACATTAGTCATTGCACCTGCGGTTGTGGAAAGCCAAAGTTCATCACCCTCATTAAACAGATTAGTGTCTACATTGTGGAGAATACCCTCTGTAAGAACGTATCCATTCGAATTATTGGCAATACTAACTCCACCTACAAGTCCAAATACGTGCCTCTGGATGTCGGTTCCATCTGCATCAGCCAACACCATACTTGGAATTTCACCAGTTGACCCTGATACTGCGACAACTTGACCAAGGGTAAGTGTTCCACCAGATACATTACGTGCATATACATTGAACTCTTGCCCAATCTGATGTGTTGCGATACCACCATTGAGACCAAACATAAGGGTCTTATATGTTTCATCCCACATTAATCTACCTTGTGCTAATGGAATGGCTGTTGGGAGCGGAGTCAAGTCAAGATACTTCAACTCAGTTCCAGACTCATCATTTCTCAACATGAACGTTGTAGGGTCATCTTGGTCGGTAGCCTCGTAACTCCAAGTAGCATAGTCAGGTGGAATCTGCAATGGTGTACCCTCTATTGCCTTTTGAACCTTAAGCACAACTATTGCACTCTTTGCTAGATATCCGTCCACATTGTATGCTTGAAGTTCAACTTTCAAATTACCTGCTTCGAATGTCATTTGATTGGTTAGGATAACAGTAAGAACACCATCAACAGGCACTATCTCTGGTGTTATGAATGGAAGATTATCATTCAACTGGAACAGTACCTTGTAAGTGTATCCAGTGAACTCCGTATCAAGTGTGATTAGGAGTTGAGACGCTCTGTTCTCAAACTCCCTTATCACTGCATTGTAATACAGTTGCTTATCTTCACTTGTAAGGGTAATTGCTATATCTCTCATTGTGCACTACCTCCACTTGGCTTTACAGGTGGGTTCTTCATTACATCCATGGCTACCTTTGCTGATTCAACCGCAATATTAGCCTGCTCTAATCCTGCGAATGATGCTCCCCAAAATACTCTACCACGCTCGATATACTCATTGACATCTGATACAAGGTCTACTATAGTCAAACAATCAGCAGGTGATAGTGTCTTAGTTGCTAGTAATGTCTGGTAACTCTGTGTCTTTACTTGGATATTGTTGTTCTTATTCCTAGAGAACTTGATATCCACATCCAATAGGCTCAACTTAGTACCCATCTTACCATTCATGATATTAAGGATTATCCTGAGAGCCTGCTTCTCGGACTTCTTGAATGTCAGTTCCTTATTCCTAGCAACAGCCTCTAAGTCTGCCCATCCGTCTCTAAGTTCAACAGCCTGTCCTGTATCTCCACCGCCACCAGACCTATTGTTTCTATCTGGTATACCGATAAGAGCGTACAGCATTGCCTCGAGTTCCTGTGAGAATAGGTTCATTCCAGATTGGTCTAGGTCGGAGTTAATTGACTCTACAGAACTTGGATTACCGCTGTTATTCTTAAGTAAGACAACGCCACGTTCTCTCATTTCGTCATAACGGTCAGAATCTATATCAGCATTGATGAATACTAGAAGAGACTGTACTATCTGGTCTATATCATCTAACCTACCACTCTGCAGATTGTTAAGAGCATCCATAAGTCCGATTACAAGTTCCCAATCCCCGATTCTCCATATGTTGTTTGGATACTCGATTATTGGAATACCACCAACATTGTACTGAGAGAACGATATGATGGAAGTCTCGTCAACATAACCATCAGAATTGGTAATAATGGTATACAGTCCAAAATTGCAATATGCGTATATCTTTCTTCCACTTAGAGCACCGTCTTGGTCAAGTACATCCAAATACGTTACTCCCATGAGTGGCTTTTCTGCAATTGTATTCTCATATACCACGAATGTTGTAGCAGGGTTCAGAGCCTTATCCTCAAATGGTACTTCATCTGAGAACATGCCATCACTATATATGATTCTGTATCCAGTACCACATATGCTCTGGAACTCGCCTATTTCCTTATCTACAGAAGACTTGTCCTCGTATGCTACAAATCTATTGAGCATATCAATTTCATCCTTCTTGTCAGTAACACCACTTTGGATATATTGCAATGGTGTTCCGAAGAAGTAACCAATAATGTTCCTTGATATCATCTGAGCATGATTGATTACTATTTTGTTGTTTATCTCGTCTCGGACAACCTTGGTCTTCTCGAGAACTGGCTGTACACCGTTTCTATACTCAACAAGATAATCAATTTCAATCTTGTTTTGAATATGAGACTGCATGGAATCGTTTATGAGCGTGGCAAGTTTATTGACATCCAACAGGTCTGCAGATGACATTTCACTTACTATCTTTCGTCTACCCTTTAAAATCATAAGCCAAGTTTCCTCCTATCTACGGTTTTGATTGTGTTGTAGCTAATGTCCTGTACCAACTGAGCCAACATAGCTGTAGCATCAGGAGCATCATCGTGTTTGTTCTTAGCAACTTGTGTCCAAGAGAATAGGTCTGCCATGAACATTCCATAGTCGCTTCTAGGAGTGTATAGGCTCTTGTCCTTGAATACAAAATACTTCTTTACATAGTCTGAGTATGTTATAATCTTAGTAGTCTTATTGTTACTACTAAAGAATGTCCTTATACTGGTCTTACCACCCTTACTCCTGATTATCTCGTTCAAGTCTTCCGCATAGTAGTTTCCACCATTGTTCATTTCCACATCACCACGAACAACTTTGTGTCTGAACCACAGGTCTGCTACTCTAGGTCTGGTAACTTCTGGCAACCTATCATCGTATATGACATCATCAATATACACCAAGTCACCATACACATATCCAACCAGTGAAGCCACGTTGTCCTTACCCATGTTCTTACTATCGCATATCGCAATGATAGAATCTGGCGGTGTCTCTGGTAATGTGAAGTAGTATTGCAGGTCAGTCTCATCATAAAGAAGACCCTCACGCTCAACTGGATTCTGTCTGTAAAGTGCTCCAAAACTGAACTTGTCCATGGTCTTTTCCATGTCCTTGTAGTATGCGGTATCGAAACCACCTACGAAGTCCATTGTACTTTCGCCATTCTCGTCATAACAATCCACCTTGATTATCTTGCACCTAGGATTGTCGGCATGTTCAATTGATAGTTTCGTGATTACATCGTGTACCGACCAACGTGTGGCAATGTGAATCTCTTTAGCACCCTTCTTCTTTCTTTGTTTAGCGTTGACAGTGTACAACTGCCATAGCTTCTCGAGTCTAGGAAGGGATACAGCCTCTTCGTAACCAGATACCAAGTCATCACAATACAGATAGTTACCTGCTTCGGCTCTACCTGTCATGGATGCTCCAATGGAAACGAAGGTTATTGACGGATACCTCTTGGCAACCTGTAACCAAATTTCCTGCTTCTTAGCGTTCTGGTTTATCAATGGTGCTTTTGGAAACACCTGATTGTACCTTGGATTGGATATGATTTCCATTACTCCAACATAGAAACTGGAAGTGATGTTGTCAGAGTATGAAGTAGCCAATTGTGTGTTCTCAGGGTGTCTACCGATTATCCAACTAAGGAAACGGATACCTGTTGTGGTTTTACCTATTCTCGGTGCAATTGATATGAGCACAATGTCATACTTATCGTACACTTCCATGTCATTTAGAGTATCGAACATTTCTCCAAGATGGTCTTTTCTGTGATGATAGAACGCCTTTGTTGGTATAGAATGGTCTTCATCTATCTCCAAGAACTTGTTGAAAGACCTAAAATCATCAAATGCTGTTAGTTTCAGAACCTCGACGTATAGGTTATATAGTTCAAGCTGTTCATCAGCAGGGAGATTGTTTCTTGAAAGTTCACGTTCAATATTAGGAATAACCACATCCACATACTTTGCAAGTTCCTGTTCATCTAACCCATATACCATATATCTGCTCCTTTGAACTTTGCAAGTTCATAGTGATAATCACCTGCACAGTCTCCAAAGCACCAAACTTCATCGCATTTAGCCAAATTAGAACGAACTGTATTCTCGAGTTCAATCATACCTCTCGGAAGTGGTACTGACTGCCCGAACAAGAAGTTGTGCTTGTAACCCTCACTCTTGATTTCCTCAACCACGAGTTCCTTGGTGAATTTCTTACCGACTATTACATATATATTTCTTATATCCATGATAAACTTGTGTACTTCTCCTTTCCACTCAGATGAACCACTGGAATCTTGAATCCTCTTGGCTCATACAACCCTCTTAATCCATAACCACCTGCAGATAGGAAACTTGGAACGGTCAAATGAATATAATCCTGCTCCCTGATGATGTCATTCTGTGTATCAACAATCAATTTAGCAGGAAACTTGCTACTTGCATCGTGAATATGTCCTGTTACAAACAAGTCCACGTTATCCAACACCAACGAAAACACCTCAGTCTTACGCTTTCCACTACCATGTGCCAGTGCTATAACATAAGTGTACTGCCTATCTTTGTTCTTTTCTCCCAACGAAACCTTGATAAATGCCATGTTTTCACGGTAAATATCCTCCAAATCAAGCTTGGCAAGGATGTCATACAGCGGTGAATCGTCCGACATTTCAGTACTCCTACCCTCATGATTACCACCTATACCACCTAGAAGCTTTCCTGCCTTTGCAAATGGTGTCAACTCGTTAGCCAACCACCTCTTCTGGTCTCTTGGTCTTACAGTAGCCTCATAACTGTTAGTTTTACTGTTTTTAAGACCATTATCTATCAAATCACCGACCAGAACCACATAACCAAATGGGTCTGCCATGACTGTTGACTTCCACCTGTTCCACCTATCTTCATTGAATTGCTCTGAACCATAGTGTAAATCGCCCAACGGATAGATATTTATACCAGAAATATCTCTCGGCAACTTGTACACCATGAGGTCTAAGTCTTTCCGAATCATATAATCTCCCCTTCACTATCTTATCACCTTTATTATATGGTATTTTTCAAATAATAATTCAGAAAACGCTTGATTTTTACTCCAAAATGAGATATAATAATTGTGAGGAGGGATTTTAATGACCGTAGGATACTGTTGGTTTCACAACCGATACCTTGATGCAGATGAATTGAAGGTAAAGCGGTGTAGATGCAAGGAAAACACCAAAAAGAGGTGTAAGCACCTAGAGTTAATATCCACAAAACAACCGTATCGAAATGAATCAAAAGCAAAAAGGAGGGCATAGATGGAGTACGTATATATCGGCATCCTCGTATTGATGAACCTGATTCTAATGTACGAATTGTACAAGACACAGACCAGAGTACTGGCTGTAGAGGCTTGGATAACAAAATTTGTCACAGAAGTTAATGAAAATTTGAAAAAACATAATAAAATCTCTTGACAAACAATATAATATAGTGTATAATGAAATTAAGTCATTGACATCGCTGACTATAACGTGGTGTCTCCGAGGTTGAGTAGCTTAATGGAAAAGCGTTGTGTGCACATATAACGAGTTTAGGGTTACTGGTTCGAGTCCAGTCTCAGCCACATATTGTAGGTGTCAAGGCAGGGTAGCCTAACAAGTCTCATAAGCTTGGATATGGGGTTCGACTCCCCCACCTGCTCCCAAAATAATTTAAAAAACCTATTGACAAACATACCAGAACATGGTATAATATAATCAAGACATGGGGATATGAATGGTTTCGATGATGCTTAGAGCCAAAGTGCAGGGTGTCAGACACGAGTTCGAATCTCGTTATCTCCACCAATAAGTCGCATACAGCAATTTAATTCTTAATATTTGGATGAAGAAAAAACTGCGACTTGACTTTATTTAACACAGAGGCACTCACAGCAACCTTTAGGATGAATCTGTTAAATTCAAAACCAAAAGTGCCTCGCTTTTATACATGTAATTAGCACTCACAGCAATCTACAAGAAATTTGCTTCAAAACGCAAACTGTTTTACAAGTGCTTAGTTTACATAAAAATAGGATGGATGGAGGAAGGAAAATGAACTTTATTGAAACAATGAAGGAACAACAGGCTAAGACAACACTCAAATTCACTGAAAATGGTGCTCTTGGCTACACTACAAGCGGTAAGAAAATCTTGGATATGAACTTCAAGACATCTTCTTACAGAAACTTGTCAGAATCAGAGATTGCAGGCGATTTCGCAGATGCTTTCGCTGAAAATCCAGTAATGTCACTCAGATGGCTCTTCTATGCGAGGGATATCAGAGGTGGAATGGGAGAACGTAGACTGTTTAGGGTAATCCTACAGAACCTTGCTCTCACACAGCCAGAGGTAGCACGTAGAATAGTGTCACTTGTACCAGAATATGGTAGATATGATGACCTACTTTGCCTACTTGGAACATCACTGCAGTCACAGGTAATAGGAATCATACAGGACACACTTGTTGAAGACTTGAAGAACGTGCGACTTAAGAAGCCAATATCACTTATAGCTAAGTGGTTACCTTCGTGTAACGCATCTTCAAAGACAACTGTTCAGCAAGCCAACATCATCAGGACTGAGTTACACCTTACTCACAAGCAGTACAGGGCGATGCTCACAAAGCTTAGAGCATACCTGAGAGTAGTTGAAGTTGACATGTCAAAGAACAGATGGAGCAAGATTGATTACTCAGCAGTTCCATCCAAGGCAAATGTCAAGTACAACAAAGCTTTTTGGAAGAGAGACCCTGAGCGAAGGGCAAAGTTCATCCAGAAGGTAGAGAAGGGCGAGGCTAAGATAAACTCTGGAACAAACTTCCCACATGACATAGTTCATTCCTACACTGGCTCTAGGTCAGTTGACGGAGCACTAGAGGCACTGTGGAAAGCGTTACCAAAAGAAGAGGAAATTGGTAACACACTTGTGGTAGCTGATGGCTCTGGTTCAATGGGTAGCACTATTGGAAACACAAGGGTAACAGCACTGGAAGTAGCCAATGCACTTGCGGTATACTTCGCTGAAAGATGCGAGGGTGGATACCAGAACAACTATATCACATTCAGCCAAACTCCAAAACTGGTAAACCTTGGAAACGGAACGCTACTCAGCAAACTGCAGATAGCGAAGAAACACAACGAGGTAGCCAATACCAACATAGAGGCTGTATTCAATCTAATCCTAGACACTGCTGTTTCAAGGAATCTTTCACAAGAAGACCTTCCTGAGACAATCCTGATAATTTCAGACATGGAATTTGACGAGGCAACTTCTACTAGGAGCGGATACTGGAACAGCAGACCAGTTCCAGAGACACTTTTCCAGACCATAACACAGAGGTATACAGCGAAGGGATATAAAATGCCAAGGCTAGTATTCTGGAACGTAATGTCTCGCAACATGGTAATTCCAGTAACCACAAATGAACTTGGTGTATCGCTTATATCTGGCTTCTCACAGTCGGCAATCAAGATGGCGATGACAGGACAGACAGACCCATATTTCGCACTGAGGGATATCCTGATGGGCAAGAGATATGAACCTGTAGCCAAGGCGGTTGGTTCAATATAAGCACAATGGTGGTGTAAAAGCCACCTTTATACATGCACCTATAGTTCAATTGGGAGAACGCCTGTTTTGTACTCAGGAGGTTGGGGGTTCGATTCCTCCTAGGTGCTCCACTGTCCACCTATCAGTGAGTCTGGTAACAAGTAATCAATAGTAGGAGTAGCTAACCTACGGTGGACTGAACATTGGGATGTCGTTCAAAGGCAGGACGAGTGGCTGTTAACCACTTAATACAAGTTCGATTCTTGTCATCTCAGCCATACATCGAGAAGTAAGTCAATGGTAGACGGTATGCTTTGGGAGCATATAGCTGTAGGTTCGAATCCTACCTTTTCGACCACATGCTTTCGTACTCCAATTGGCAGAGAGGATGGTCTTAGAAACCATTTGTTGTGGGTTCAAATCCCACCGAAAGCACCACATCGGGCGGTAAATGAGTTCGAGGCTCATCTATGGCTTGTACATAGTAGTTTAATTGGTAAACACTCTGTGGTTAAAACACCGTTCGACAAGTTCCTGTATCCCAATGGCAGAGGAAACACGCTTAAACCGTGTTCAGTGTCGGTTCGAGTCCGACTAGGAACACCATATCCCATTAACTCAGTGGTAAGAGTATCGGTCTTTTAAACCGAGAGTCATTGGTTCAAGTCCAATATGGGATACCACATGTTCCCATCGTTCAGCGGAAGGACAAAGGATTTCTAATCCTTCAACTAAGGTTCGAATCCTTATGGGAATACCACTGTCTCTGTAGTTTAACGGTAAAACTCCTGACTTCCAATCAGAGATTGAGGGTTCAATTCCCTCTAGAGACTCCATACTACCTTAACTCATTCGGTAGAGTACCTGTCTGATACGCAGGTTGTGATTGGTTCAAATCCAATAGGTAGTACCATACATGGAAAATAACAGGATTCGGAATCCTAACTGTTTGCTAAACAGATTGCTCGTAACAGAGTGTGGTTCGACTCCACTATTTTCCGCCACATGGCAGATTAGTTAAATGGTATAATCTCTGACTGTCTATCAGGGGTCACGAGTTCGATTCTCGTATCTGTCGCCACTTGTATGTAGTTTAATGGTAGAACGCTAGACTGTGAATCTGGTCGCAAGGGTTCGATTCCCTTCGTACAACCCATGGGTGGATATGCAAACGGTGAAGCAAGCGGTCTGTAAAACCGTGACATTAGAAACACTGTTGGTTCAAATCCAACTCTGCCCACCAATAATACCCAACAACGCCTCTTGACAATGCGTACCAGTGTTGGGGTACATGTATCCCTAGTTTAATGGCAAAATAGCAGTCTCCAAAACTGTTAGATGAAGGTTCGAGTCCTTCGGGGTATGCCACATGGAGCGGTCAACCGAAATTGGTATCGGCTCAGTCTTGAAAACTGATTGTCAGCCTAAACCACTGGCATATGAGTTCGACTCTCATACGCTCCTCCATAGGGAAATCTATCGAATAGGAACAGGATTGCAACCCCTGTAGACTGAGTTTGACTCTCAGTTTCCCTTCCAATTACATAATTTGAAAGCAGGTGTTGGTAATGTGTGATTTAAAGGAAATACGAAAAATCCGGTTAAGGCATAAAAAAGGTGGAGTGACGGCATCAGGTGGATTAATAGAAATAACAGACACACAATATATAATAAGTCAGTATGGATTCATATTGATTTTACCATTACGTGATTGGGAGGAAATATGAGCAACCAATACTACTTTCAAGCCAAGAAGTACCCGACAATGAGACTATTCAACTGCATCATCCAAACCGAAGACGATGAAGCCTACTACGTGAAGCAGGGCATGTACGAATCCCGACTTCCAAAGGCATTCTGGCAACTCGAAGTGGTCACTGCAGGTCTCCAATGGGCAAGTGTCACAAGCGAATAGGTATCCAAATCTCCCTTCCGAATCTGGTTGGGAGGTTTTCATTTTCGGGAGCAGTACTTCATAGAATTTGAAAGTAACTCTTCAATAATTTGAAAGTAGCAATCAACACTGTTACAGAAAACCCTCGGGTGGAAAAGGGGGTGATTGCCCTGCCGATATAATTTGTATATAGGGGGTGGGGTACAGTGATATCATTTTACTATGGTGATATCTGTTTATATAAAAATATATATAATTATATTAAAAAAATATAAAAAAATATATAGGCATATCATTTAGATACACCTATATCACTTTGCTATTGCATTTTAGCTAATTTATATATTATATATATCGGGAAGAGCAGTATACATATCACTATATCTATCATATATCACCTCTCAATCAATGCTTTATGAAAATTACATCACTGTGATTATTGTAACACCAAGTGCATAAAGTGCAATCACCTGTACATATATGAGCTCCTGTCTTTTCTGATAAAAAATCCGCTCCATCTGCTGTATCTGCTAACCATGCAACAGGGTATTTGTCAATCATGTCAACAGGGAAATCACTAAGACCATGCCATGATGAAAGGTATATCACCAAGTTATCAGGTACGTATTCATCAAGTTGTCTCAATATATCAAACTGCTTTGTGTATGCCATGAACCTAGTTTTGGGAAACATTTTGGCAATTTCAACCCACACTTTCAAGTAATCAAGTGTAAAAAAGTCGCCTGCACTGTGAATTCGGAAATATTCGGGCTGTTTTTTTACCATATACATAATCAACTCTGCCCTAACTAACTGTAAATCGTTCTCAACTAGGTCGGTGTTAGTATCCCATGCCTTTCTAACTGAAGGATACATTCTATAGGACTTCATTGCATAACATCCATCAACTAAACATGTATTACAAGCGGATTTTGAGCACGTTCTCCCTGGTGTTATATTAAAGTTAGCAATTCCACCCAATTTGATATTACCTTTTGATATTGATATAGCCATTTGATATCACTCCTGTTTTATGTATTTTGTGGGGATTTTTAAGGTATCCCCGAACCTGTTGACTTTATAGGTTTTTAAGTATCTCAATTGCAAGGGCTTTTAACTGTGCTTTTGTGGCGAAAATGGTAACGCTTTGTGGTTCCATGTTTCCAATATTTAATACCATGTATTTTTCCTTTGTCCTAACTAATTCAGTTTCGTAAACATCTACAGGAATTAAACCTTCTTTTGAGTTGTAATGAATGTTAATGCTGAGGTGTACATTTTCCATTTTTTCTATCTCCTTTATGTATGCAGTGAGTGACTAGCGACTGTTTTGTTCATCTCCTTTCTATGTATTAATAATACCATATCCAAACATACAATGCAATAGTTTTTTTAAACATTTTCAATAAATTATTTTTAACAATCCCACGTATAAGCATACAATTCTAATTTTGTCAATTATTATTTTTTATCAATCCGAACGACTTTTACCATGCACAACTTTTATTATCCGTCAAGAGGCGGAGCCGGATTTTTCGATAAATATTTTTTGTCAATCGGTCACCATATTATTCCTATAGCGAAAGTATATCACCATAGCCAAGTGATGTCACCTCGCCACACCCACTGCCTGATACAGTGTTATAGGTGGTTTGAAAGTAAGGTTTGAAAGTAGTTTGAAAGTTAATTTTCAATGTAGGTTTGAAAGTAAGGTTTGAAAGTCGGCTCCTCATTGGCGATTTATCATAGCATCAATTCTAGCATCAATGTAAACGATACCTGACGATGCTGTGGGTATATCCGGCTCCTCACTGGTATGTTTGTATGTCTCGATGTATATATGTACTCAGAACGCTCCTATCGACGTACAGCACTATGTCTATATTGACATGTCAGCTCCTCCATGGTGAACCTCGAACCTTCGCTCCCTTTGGTCGCTCGGTGATGTCTAGGTGCTATCATCGCAACTTACCCTCACAGTGTCGCTACAATGCCCTTGTAGGAAATTATAATAGTGAGCCAAGCAAACGTACCACCACCAATCTGGACATACCAACAGCGTTCTCATACGAGTGTCAGCAGTGCGTAGATTTGATGATGGTACATGTGGAGGAGCCGACTGGTTAATCGAACTTGAATATCCCTGTTCGCATAAACTTCCCTATCTCACTGGTAGGTAGTCTCCAAGTCATGGCGTATGGACTTCCGTTTTCCTTCTCCACAACATCTGGCTCGTATCCAAGTCGCATGATTCGGTTGCATACTGTCGCTCGATTACTGTACACAACTATCTGCCTCGCCTCGTAGTCAATCATTACCTGTGTCTCCTGCTCTTCTCTCGGAGCAATCTGTGTCATCTCTACCAAATTAATCAACCTCCCTTGTTTATAGTACTATCATACCACATCCAAAAGAGGTTGTCAATAGGTTATTCCGTTTTTTCTTCCGCAAGTCCAAGTCTAGCTATCATATCCTTGACTCCATCTGCACTTACATCCGTATTGCTCGTCTCCACATTAACTTTGCTCTGCTCAACGTGCCCATATGAGGTACGTAGCAAGAATGCCGAACCAGTTGGGTACTTATCAATGTTAATCTGCAGATACATTTCCATGAATTCGAACGCATCATTCAAAATGTCGGTTTTCAACCCGAACTTAGCCTTGTTAGTACGCCATTCGTGGATGGTATCACGGTGCAAACCAAGCCACAGCCTCAATCCCGGTTGTGTAGGCTTCAAACCGATTGATACGCAATAGTCGAAGAAATCTGAAATTGACTCCCTTAACTGCTCGGGTGTCCACTGCCCTTTGTACCTGTCTCGGTTCACTTGTCCTGTCTTGTAGATTGGCATGATTTTAGCGTTTATGTTCTCTTCGTCTGGTACTTGCGATTTCATCTTCTCCATGATTTCTGGTCTCATGTTCTGTACTCCTGCCTGCTCTGGTGACCCATGTACACCTTTGGCTTGATACTTAGTTGCCATGATGATTCCTCCTTGTTTGTGTCTTCACTATTATTATATCCAAATTACAGGTTTTTTATAAATTACAGGTGCTCCGAAATGCGTAATCCCGAAAATCATTGGCTCTGAATCGTTTTGAGATTTTAATTACAGATTACACATTTTTCCTATTCTCTCTCTTTTATACTCTCTCTTTTCTATTTTATACTTTATTTCTTTAAAAAAGAGAGATATTAATATGATAATATAATATATATTAGAGCCACAATGAGTTTCGAGATTACAGATGAAATTACAGATTAAAAACCCATCTGTAATTTGCCGATTTCATAATGCCCGATTCCGTTGAGCCACAAGGGAAAAGAAGAAGTTACAGATAATTACGCATTTTTCATCATCTGTAACTTTCTGTAATTTGGCTATTTCTCGTAAAAACAGGTATTAAATTGTCAAAGAACATATCGTTTTATTAACGATTTTCAGTCTCTACAGTATCAACAAAGTCTCTCTCACACAATATTGTGAATAGGCATTTGTGATGTGAACATGAATTAGTGTTGAACTTGAAACTACCATCCAATTTACAGTGACCTTCATCTATTGTGAATGCTACTTGTTTATAACTGACACACGCATAGCACTGTTTTTGCATACACTTACTGCAATCCATCACACACCGCTTATTATATCTACTATCTGTGCAAATGCTAGTAGGCTGAGTATCATGAGTGAGAGTGCCTTTATAATTGCGAATATGAACACCTTGTCCTCTTTCCTATTGTGCTCAATCTTCTCCAACTCTGATATCCTTCGGTCAAGTGCTCTGATATCCGTCTCTGCACCGCTCAATCTAAGATTAGCTTTGTATTCACTCTCACTAGGTACAGGATTGTAGTGTGTTGTGTGCACTGACTTGTACATTATTTACCCTCCCGCATCTTGTTGTACGCCACACTGAACCCTGTCCACTTGTCAAATGGCGTTCCTTCCTCTGCCTCCGCTAAACCCTTCTTACCGTTATGAGATACGATTGTGTATGGTGGAGCATATGTTACCTTTATGTCACCAATCATCACTGTCTCGTATATCTCAGTTTGCTTTAGCTCATACCGCTGTGATACTTCCCTTAGCTTACCCATGAACCCTACATTTCTACGTAGGAAGTCAGCGAAGCTATCATACCTTCCTGTGGTGAAACCATCCTCCTTCATTGCTACACCATTTACAAATGTGTATACGTTACCCTTCTTGAACATAAGCTTATCATCACCGAGTCCTGTGATATTCTCTAAGCACTCCATCCTAAATGTTATCATTACACTTCCTCCTTTGAAGTTAACTTTTCAATGTGTATTGTCAGTGTAGCAGGTACAGCCATCATATCTGTTTCGGTATATCCTTTTGCATCATAAAACCAACTACTGGTGAACCCTGCCTCGGCTTTCTTCTTGCTTGGGTAAATTATGATTCGCTTGGTATCACTGATATTATCCACATCAACCAAATACCGATGCCTTGGAACACCCTTTGCTATCTTCTTTCCATCCTTTGACATTATCACCCACAGTCCATCTACTATCATTTTATCACCACCAACTTATCAGGGTACACATCCATTATACCTTGGTTATATCTCACTCCATTGACTTGTATCCTAACCTTTTGTGGCAGTAACTTCACCACGTTAGCCTCAATCAACTTGGCACTGGTCTTCATATACTGACAATATACCACCCTGTCTCCGACCTGTATCTCGTTATTCAAAAAGTCTCTCATTACTCTTTATCCTCCCTTACATTCAGTTGCCCACAGTGCCAACAATATTGAAGTGGGCGATTTGGCACAGTATCATAGCAGTATCCACAATAGCTTTTGAGTTTGTTTCTATGAACCTCCTGATACAGCTTCACAGGTACTTTACTGGAAACACCATCTAGGATTGTCCTGTTCCACCTTAAATCACCATCCAGTTGTATGAGCCTTATAGCATCATCAACCGTCTTATCTTGCTTCTGTTCCAACGTCTTCTGCTCTTTAACTATACCCTCCAACACCCCTATGTAGTGCCTCTCGAGTACACTTGCCAAAATCCTGTTATCCATGTTATCTCCTTTCAAACTGGTCACAGTATTTCCCCAATCCACAAAACTCTTCCGTCCTACCGCATCTACCACTTGGGTGCATCATACCATTGGTCATGAACATCTTGCAATCACTGCAGTCTGCCTCAGTATGAAACCAGTATGACCCACTCATCTTCTCTCCGCACTTTGGACACACCTCGAACCTGTCCTTGAATAAGAAACTTACCTCCTGATGGCATTTGTCACATTCTCTTATCACTACTGAATCATGAAAATTCATAAATGAACTCCTCCCATAATTAGTGCACACATTGATATAAATCCAATCATAGCAAATGCCACTACCACCTTTATTCCAATCAACTTAGCTGTGTCTTTGGCTCGCCTTACTCTATCCTTCTTTGCGTAGTACTCATCCAAAAGTGGTTGATACTTACGCTCAACCCTACTAAGGCAATTACTCACCTGTTCCAAATCTGCAGGATGAACAGTGGTATCCTTATCTCCATAACTCATTAGGTATCCGTTTCTACTAAACTCTAACACTCTTATTCAACACTCCCTTTAATTCATCAATGCACCGCTCTAATTCATCTTCTCTTCCAAACGTTCTTCCTGCCTCCATATCATTCAGAAATCCACACGTTGCCTTTCTACTATCGTTCAGTCGCACCTCCCACTTATCAATCATTGCGTACAACCTTCGCACCTTCTCAATATAGTCTCTATCACTATCCTTAACTTCAACCAGTACTTCTCTGTAACTCCTGTTCAATTGTAGCAACTCTGCAAAGCTGTCATAACCATACGATACACCATCCTCACGCTTACACTTACCATTAACGAAGCTGTAAATATTACCCTCCTTCCACATTAATTCATTGCTCAGTGGACAATAGTAGTTGTTTATACATTTTACTTTGAAGTTTCCTTTCATTACCGTTCCTCCTTATTTTGTTTCATGCTCTTATTATACATGTATCAGGGATTGGTGTCAACCCCTATGGTAAAATTTGTAGTTGGAAATTTATGTCCTGTGGAATGTTGCCATTGAAAACGAAGCTGTTCTTAAGCATGAACTCATTGAACGTGGTAGCTGTGGTATTGGCTCTCATTTTAGCCTGCTCACCCCATGACTTCTGCTCCTTGTCCTCGCTGTCCTTGTACTGTGTGTACTTGATTGAATCCGCTTTGTATGAGGCTACCATGGCTCTGGCTTCGTCCTCAACCCTCTTTCTGGTCTCGTACATCGTCCTATCATCTACCTTACGCATTGAGGTAACGTAGTTGTTGTACATCGCCCTGCCCATGGGAGTGAACCCCACCATGAGCATTAGACCAACAAGAATCGTGACAATTATAACTGGTATGTTCTTCATATTACTTTCCCTCCGTCTTTAGTATCGGTGCATCAACTGTGAATGGTATGTCTGAGAAGAGATATGCCCCTGACCACTCGATATACTTTCCGTCTGGTGTGAAGAAGAATATACCCTCTGGATTGTCTCCATAAGTACCGTCAGTATCCACAAGCCAGTCATTATATATGCTCCCTGCCTCGTAATACTCGCTTACAGGTGTCAGATAGTTCCTTAGACTAGATACCTTACCGTTCACTATGAACTTGCCTACAACCGCTCCTGAATCGCTTAAGAGCACTACATACCCTAGTGGTACTGGTACTGGTACGGTAACGCTCATTGCCTTTTCACGCATACCATTGACCCAATACGCTCTCTTGATTAGATTGAACCTCTCTAGGCTATACTGGATATCTGTGGGTGTCGGCTGATTACCCTGCAGTGTGGATGCAACCATGGCTGTCTTATTGGCATCTGCCTGCTGACCACTCACCACATCATCACATCCAACTAACCCCATCAGCATTATTATTACCACCAACACACTCGCTATCTTTTTCATTATTTTGCCCCCTTCATCTGTTCGCTAAGTCTTCCCAATATGATTGCCTGTACCATTACCATTGCCATTGAACTCGGTACACCCATCTTCTCGTATGCGATAACACCCTTCATGAACACATCTGTGGTACTCTTCACCATGTCCAGTGCACCTTGAATCTCTTCATCAGTGTACTTTCCTGCCTTTGGTGCTTCACCAAGTTCCTTCTTCAACCATGCCTCAAACTTTTCATCCATTGTCTCTTCCTCCCCTTATCAATCCTATTAGGATTAGCGTAGCAACAACCAACACCACCAAGTAACAAGCGATATATGTTAACATACTGGTTTCACCTTAGACTGAGCCTTACCGCAGTGTGAGCAGAAGTTATCAGTCGAATACACCTCAGTACCACACGCCTGACATGAGAACAGGTCGAATGTTATTCCGATTCCTCCGTCTCCCTCAATGCTTTGCTCTCCCTCAAATACCATTTCCACTGGATGATAGATTTCCAGTAAACCACGAGCCTCCACAAGTGCTTCATACTCTTCTCCCTTCTCTTCATATGCCATCCTCTTTAGAACCTCTTGAACCTTGGATACGTGCATTAGTCCACCCTCCCTCTCTTAGCTTTACAACTCGCTATACAACCAACCAAGTTATTGAATTGAATCATTAAAACTCCTCCCATCCACTCTTGTCTTCGCTCACCCATACTGTGTTCTCTGTTATCAGTTCTGTGTTGTAGCTTGTCATTCCATCCAACTCCTTCAACCTTTTCTATACTCTTATTATAACATGCAGTATATGTGGTGTCAACAGTTTTTATAAGAAAAATCCATCATATTTTATCGGTGTGCCAGTCTCATTATTGCACCTAAACATTACAGGTGTTATCCATCCACATGGACATTGCACATCCTCTACAGTGCAGAAGGGAAGAGGCTTGGCACTTGAAGTGTGCGTAAACCTCGCTCCGTTCAATGGTATGGAGAAGAACTTCTGTGCATCCAATATCTCCTTACCGCAACTCTGACACTTGATTATCATAGTCCAAGTACCGCTTTGACCTTTGCGTTACATGCCTTGTTAAGCTTGTGGAAGTCTATCACAGGCATCTTGTGCTTCTTTATCTGGTCGAACAGTTCCTCGTTTATCAGGCAGTACCACACTCTACCGAGCACCTGTGGAATCTGCTTGCCCTCGAGTGCTCCACCCTCTGTTATCTTGGCAACTTCCTTCTGGACAAGGGATTCAGTGACCACCGCATTGACTATGACCTCTTCAATCCCTGTTGCGATATCCTTAACCACAGGCTCTCCTTTGGATTCCAAGAATTCATTCCTTACGATTTTACCCCACACCACGTTGCCATACTTATTCCTAAATGAATACCTCTTGCATACGATACCCTCGCCTGCTTTGTCACCGTTCATGAATGTGCACTGGTCTAGAACCGCCATTAAATCCTCTTTGTCAGGGAACAGTATGGATGCTATAACAGGGATATAATTGATACCATACTTTTCCATTATGTTCTTGTATACCTCATAGTGTATATAGGTGTCATCACTTGGGTCATACATGTCGAACACGTAGAACTCTTTCCACGCTGTCTCGTCATATGTCTTGACACTGTGAGGAACTAGCCACTCACCATACAGGATGAAGCTAGGATAGTCTCTGACGAACTTCTGGATACCCTCATGAGCCTGTACATACTGGTAGAACCCTCTCAGATTCTCCTTGGTGTCCAATTCCCTGTTCCTGCTACCAACCTTGACCTCGCCATCCTCGAACCAGACAGATGCGTTCGCACCGTCTAGTTTTGTGAATACGTGCACCATTCCATCCAGAAGACCTTCCACCGCCTGATTACCGATTTTCTCTACATGCTGATACTTTTTGAACATTACTTTTCAACCTCCGCTTCATCGTCATATTTCCACTCGCCAACCTTCTTGAACCTATTCGCAAACCACAAGTCCTCTGGTGTCTCCCACAATTCGAACCATGTCTGAGTTATCGCACCTAGGCAGGACAGTCTGGATGTGGTAGTCACCTTACCCACGGTGTATATCTTACCCTTAACCAACTTACCGAAGCTTTCCTCCGCATCAATGCACTTTACTCTGTTTACTGTTATCATGTACAATCTCTCCTCTCAATCTCTATACTCTTATTATAAGGGAAGAAGGGATTAAAGTCAACCCCTTATTCCACATTTTCTGTAATTTCTTTTACCTTGGTTGCCCTCTGTACAACCGTCTGCTTTTCCTCGTTGTAGACCTTGTGCTCCTTGATTGTAGCTGAGAATGTGTACTTGTGACCCTTGGAGAACGCTGTGGATGCTGAGAAGTAAACCACCCTGTTGCCCTTATCGTCTCTCATACCGTAGAGGTAAGACCTTCCAAACCTGCCATCAAACGCTACTTCAAACTCAACCTCTGCTGTGAATTGAACCTTATCGCCAACCGCTCCTACGTACTCCGACTTCTGTGCCTTGGCTATCCTCTCTGCCTCCCACTGTGCCTCTCTTGCTCTCTGCTCCGCCTCTCTAGCATCCCTCTCAGCCTGCTTCGCCTCCCACTCTGCTATACGCTTTGCCTCCGCTTTGGCTTTCCTCCTGTCGATTGCCTCCTGTTCCTTGGCTGTGTACTCTCTCTGGTCTTTGAGGAAGTACCCTGCTCCCATGCAATCGTAGCACACACCGTTGTCGTTCCAAGCGTAGTACTGGATGTATCCTCTGCCACCGCACTTGCCACACGCCTCTTTGACTGTCACCCACGCCTTACCTTTGACCTCGTACCTGTTTACTATTTCCATGTTTGTTACCTCCTTGCTTTCTATACTCTAATTATAGCAAAGAAAAAAGAGGCTGTCAACCTCTTTTGAATACTATTTTTCAAATTTTACGTAGTTTGTTATTGCGAGCAGTTTGTCGATTACCATTGATGCTTCTGCTTCGGTCAGCTTGGTATAGTCGCTCACTGGTGTCAGGTACACTGGTAGGTCATACCTATCAAGTCCTAGCTTCACAGTGAGACCTGCTATATATCCTCTCTGCAGATTGGTCATTGGTCTAGTTGCAGGGCAGTCCATCTTTACCGAATCCCCTTCAACATCCCCAACCATCTTCCTGAGATACCATATGGCTTTCTTGATGTCCTCCGCACCGTTCTTGTTCTTGAACCTCATGATATACTTAAGGGCATTTGCCACGCATACCGCTTCAAGTCCAGATAGATTCTTGGTTACCTCTGCGATAACTTCTATCGTTTCGAACTTACCGAACTGGTAGTGTTTTGGATGATTGACCACATCCTCGTTCTGCACCTTCCTGATTGTGGTGACTGAATCTGGTGCTTTCTTACGTGCAATCTTATGAAACCTGTCTGGTGAGTACCTTATGTCTCCATTAGAACCCATGAGTGAGAATATCTCCACGCCATCAATCTTGGTAGCACCCTTTACCTCATACATCATTCCACGAATCAGTCTCTCTGTGTTGTCTGGTGATAGGCTAATGCACATCACCCTATCACCTATTTCATACTTAAAAGTCTGCTCCATTATTTCCTGCCTCCCTTAATCTTCTCAATAACATCGGATGATATTATATACTCTTTGTTTATACCTGCACCCAACTTGTGCTCCAACACCTTGACTTTCACAAGTTTGTCCGATACAATCTCTGTGACAATGGCTCTTGTCATTCTCTCGTTGGTGAGTGTGTACTTTTGGTTATTGATGCCTCTTACATATACCCCTACTTTGATTGTATCATCCTCGTACTCGTGGATTTCCTTTACCACCTTCACCATTGCATATGCTATTCCAAGTTCCTCATCTGCAACATCGCTGTGGTATCTCACCGCAATTCCCCTGCACTTGGTCTTGGTGTCGATTACTATGGTCTTCCTACCTGCTATAATTATCTTGAACCTACCACGGATTATGGTCTTTGGTGCAACCTCCCTTGGGTAGTATATCTCATTCTCGAAGCACAGCACCTTCTCTTCCTTGAACTGAACCTCAATGAGAACGTCACCCGACAGCCTTGTTATAACTCCAATCGCTCCACTGTTTATCTGTGGATATCCTCCAACTCCATTTGTCACTACTACCTGTCCTACTTTGAACTCATGCTTCATAGCCATTATTATATCTCCCTTTCTGCGGTCTTCTCTTCCGCTCCAAATTCTGCAAACAGCATCTCTCGTATGCAATCACCATCATCATGACACATGTGCTCGTCTATCTGTATGATATCCTCGCCCTCATATATCTCCCTACCGCAACCTGCACATGTACCAACCGCCACCTCTTCATATGCTCCACCGTCTAAGTATCTGTCAAAGTCCATTTTGTTTACCTCCTTGTTTTCTATACTCTTATTGTATCATGGCTCGTTTTGGATGTCAACACCTTTTTTAAAGTTTTTTTATCTTTGTGAAGGTGTATACGTAATCTGGGTATCCACCGTTCTCCTTCATTGCTTCTATGAAGTCTTGGAGTGATGCCTGTGCTATGGCTTCTGAATCATAAGTTCCAAGTGCTCTGAATCCAACTCCTGTGTCTCCTGCGAGTCTTCCAAGAACTCTGTCTCCTACCCTATACACTTCCACGTAGTCTCCGATTGATGTTCTATCGTCATTGATTATTCTCATTATCCTCACCTCTTGATACTAGTATAGCATAGAGGGGAAGAGTAATCAACCCCTCTGGTAAACTTTTTTTAATCTTCGTCAGATGATTCTAGTTCCATAAATACGAACTCTTCTTCTGTGGTACAGTCTCCGCACAGTACCCTGACTTCCTTTGTGGCTCTGATTGTCATTCCGCAATGTGGGCATGTGTACTTTCTTGATGATGATTTCTTTGAACTCTTGGCATTCTTGATTCCACCAGTTCTCTTGATTTCGAACTTCTCAAAGTCATACTTCTGCTTGAAATCTGCAACGAAAGCATTGCCCTCATCGTTAAGAGTTGTCAAGCACCATCCGTACTTCTCGTGCTGTTCTACTATCATTCCCTTGGCTTCTGCAACATGCTTGAAGTGCTTGTTGTGATATGTGCCACCTCTGGAACAGTCCTTTACTCCATTCTGCAGGTTATACAGATGAACCATTTCGTGAATCATTGTTCCGATTGTGTGTGCTATTGGTCTGGTGAGGTGTTCTGCGGTTATATTGATTTCGTACCTTCCCTCTTCCTCACCTGTCTCTTCGTCTGTCTTCCAAGCTTTCCAAGATGTACACCATCCGTATGCTCCCGATGTGGTGTCTGGTGCTACTGTGATTACTGGCTTCTCGAGTTCATTGTTATAGAACCTCTCGTTAGCCATGTCGAATACCTCGTGCAGTGTGTTGATGATTGTTGTCATATTCATTATTGCTACCTCCTAATCTTTATACTCTTATTGTACACCCTCTGGTTTTACTTGTCAACACTTTTTGAAACTTTCTTTTCAACTTTTCGAATAAAGTTACAAGGCAGTCCGTTTCCAAGTGCTCTGCAGGTATTACATGGTCGGTCGAGGTTTGGGTTTTGCAGATGCTCACACCTTCCACACAGGGGAATTACACATCCTCTGTGGCAATACTGCTTACATGTGGCACACTGCTTCAACATGTCATTCATGAGTATGCCATCCATCCTCTCATTTCCATAGTCTCTGAACACCGGTTTGTAGGCTTCGTATATCTGCCCTCTCTCCAATTGGCTCAGTACATAGTTGAATGTCCATGACCTAAACCAACCCTTGTGGTATACCTTGTTGTGAACCATTATGAAATCCTGCTTCATAAGTTCCTCGATTGTAGTTATCTGAGTGCCCTGTCTGTATCTTACTTTCATCTTATTCCTCCACTGCCCAATTGTAGGCTACTAGCGAGATTGGAAACACCAACACCATCATGCAACTTGCTACTATGAATAGGAACTCATTCTCAGTGTTCCTCCAAACCAATATTGGAAGATACATAAACCCAAGCAGTGTAACCAACATTATTCCGAACGCTACTGACAATTTAACCAAACTCATTATTTCCCCTCCCTGATTTCAAAATCTTCTACTCTTTCGTCATCCACTACATCCTCAATTA